CGCATTAACATTTTTGTTAAGTCTTCAAAATCTTTTAGGTTACTCATTTATTTTTTCCAAATGATGTTACTGCCCATCTAATGCCCATTGAAGCACCAATAGCTCCTAAGAAAGCATAGGTGTACCAATCAGGAGCGTGTTGCTGAAGATGTTGCCATCCAATGGCAACATATTCTTGTGTTTGAGGTAAAAAAGAACCAATGAAAGGTAATAAAATAACAATTAAAGCAACTTCATCTTTCCAAGAATATTGAGTTTGTCTTAAAGCTTCTAAGTCGTAGTCTGCTTCTATGTTTTGTTCATTTTCTAAACGCCTTATTTGAGCATCTACTTTAGCTTTTTGTAAATCTGATGTAAGTTTATTTTTTTGTGCTTTATTTTCTAAATATTGTTTACCAACACTTGAAACCGCATTAACAACACTTCCAAATATGTTCATCTACCAGTTATTCCCTTAATTGTTTCTGTCTCCCAAATACGAATACCAGTCCAAAGAATTGTAAATAAAGCGGCTAATGGTGGGAGTACTCCCAATAACGCTCCAAATGCTGTTGAGACACTAATAATGTCTAAAGCAATTTCTGTTTCATTTTCCATTTTTATTTGACTACCTCTATTTTAGATTTTGCATCAGTATTGACTGATGCAATAAGTTGATCGGTAAATAAGTTATATGCAGCCTGTCTTTGATCTGATTGCATTTTTAATGTATTAAGCTGTACTTCTAAATCTCTTACTTGAGCGAGTAAATATTTTTGTTCATCGTTAAACTCAGATTCTTTATACTCAGTTCCGTTAATACTAACTATGTTTTCTTGATTTTTATCCATTGGTTTCCTCCTATTATAGTTTTAAGTTATCTGCCTTTATGGGGTATAAGCTTTTGCTTTGGTAATAGCTGCATTAATTGCAGTAAAATCTTCGCTTCCCCAATCATCTAATCCAACACCATATTCTAAATAACCACAAGTTCGTAAAACGCGGGCTTGTTTTTCAGCGTTGGTCATATCTTTACAAAAGTCATTGCTGTCGTCTAGACAGTTATCAATAACAGTAATCATACCTACCATAGCATTATACATTTGTGCTTTTTCATCTGATGTTCTTGCCATTTATTTTACTCCTTACATTTACATTTATTGTTTTTTTCTTTTAAATATTTTCCAATCTTTAGAACGCCTTCCATTTTTAATAAGAGTTCCTTTTTGTTCTAGTTCTCCATTCTCATAGAAAATTTCACATAGTCCATTAGGAATACCATCTTTATGCATAGTTTTTCGTTGTATGTTTCCGTTTTCCCAATACCAAGTTGCTAATCCAATTCTATATCCTGCTCTATTATTTGGTAAATTTCCTTGTACAACTCTATTAGAAGGTCTATTTTTTGGATCACCAGTTTCATACTCTTCTGGAAAAATTTTAGTTCCTATTGGTTTATTAATAAATTCTTTTGGCATCTCTACATAGTAACCAGTAAATTTTAATGTTTTATTATCTTCTTGGAATCTTTCAATAAACACTACTTCTTCCGATATTTTTGTTAATATAATTTTAATTATTTTTTACATTTACATTTATTGTTTTCTAACTCTTCAACTTTAGCAGACAGTTCTTGGACTGACTTAACTAACATAGGTACAAATTTACTATAGATTAAACCATACTGATTACCATCATTACTAAGGGTAGTTGTAAGGTTTGTTTTATCAGCTATATTATAACCATACTCAGATTCTAATTTTTCTACATCTTGAGCTAAGAACCCAGTATCTAACCAATCTTCTTTGTGAGTACCATCAGTAATTAAGTCTTTAAAGTCTTTGCCTTGTTCAACATATTTACTTCTTTTGTCCCATCTATAAGTAACAGGTTCTAACTTATTAACAAAGTCTAAACCCATTTCCATTGGTGTTACATCTGTTTTATCACGCTTATCAGAAGCTATTGACCAAGCTACTTGAACATTTGCACTAGTAATAGAGGCATGACCAAGACATATATGATTACTGTCTGTTGTTATATTTCCACCCGGATTTCCTGTTCTACCTGCATCAGTACCTAAAAATATATTATTAGCACCGCTTGACACCGCAAAACCTGATCCTTGACCCAATGCAACATTATAATTACCTGTAATTGTACCTCCACCCATAGCATCAGTTCCGATTGCTGTGCTACCATTACCTGTGGTTTGAGCATCAGCAGCTCTAGCACCAATCATAGTATTTGATACGCCTGTGCTTAAAATTTTTCCTGCTTCATAACCCAAAGCCGTATTATAATTAGAAGTTGCTGAATCAAAGTCTTGTGTTTGTAAAGCTCCATAACCTACAGCAGTTGCACCACTTCCTAACTGATCTCCTGTTAAAGCATTTGCTCCTACAGCAACATTATAATCAGCATCTTCTAGAGCATCACCTGCTGAATGACCTATAAAAGTATTATAAACTCCTACAGTCATACCATATCCTGCATTAGCACCTACTGCTGTATTTCGTGTAGTTGTAACTGATGTAAAGTTTTGTACTCCTAAAGCTGCATATCCTATAGCAGTACTCTGATCTCCTTTAGTGTCTGATCCTAAAGATGAAACACCTATAGCAGTATTAAAATCAGCATCCGAAAGAGCATCACCTGCAAATGCACCCATAATTGTATTGTTAGTTCCTGTACTTATTGTAGTACCAGCATTATATCCAACGGCTGTATTATCATTATTAGCATCATTATTTTGTGTGCTTAGTGTCCCATAACCAACAGCCGTTGATCTACTACCTGTATCTTCTGCGTCTAAAGCTGCATAACCTATGGCTACATTGTTATCCCCTGTCGTTAAAGCCGTACCAGCTTCATCACCAATAACAGTATTATAATTACCGCCACTTGCAATGCTGTTACCTGCATTAACACCTGCTCTAAAGTTACTTGTTCCTGCTGAAGCTGTGATTATATCTGCACCATCTGAAAATGTTGTATCTCCAGCAATAGAAAGGGTTCCTGCCAAACTTAAATCTGTAAACGCATCATAAACAACCGCTCCAGAGCCACCTCCATCCGTTGCTATTACTTTTACCTGACCTGCCAAAACAGCGACATTAGCTCCTGATCCTTGAGAAAAAGTAAGCGTATAGGATGTTGCATTTTCAATAAACCAAACTTTACTAACAGTATTTGGAGCTAGAGTAACAGTACAAGCTTGACCTCCTCCTGTGCATTTTAAATACAAACTTCTGGCTTCATCGGCAGTTCCATCAGCCATTGTGATAGTATGTGTCGAAGCATCTGCTATGGCTTCTGAGCCATAGCTAAAGGCAGAAGCAATTTGTTCGATGCTGGCATTAAGTTTTGTTCCCCAGTCACCACTATTCTCTCCAGTAGTTTGTTCTTCAATCCTAAGATCATTTACATAAGTGCTTGCCATATTCTATTCCTCTATTAAGCTGCTTCTTTCCATGTTGTCGATGCAGCAGATTGTTCTGTCCATGTAGTATCAGCCTCTCCTTGTTCGTTCCAAGAAGTTGACACATTCGTTTCTTTACCCCATATAAAAGGGATACCAATGGAGCCTGTCATTGCTAAACCTTCTAATGTAATTGATGAGTTTCCAGTTGTTGTGACACTACCAAGCGAGCCAGTAGATGAAACACCTGTTACTGAAATGGTACTTGCAGTTGATATTACAACTGATCCTAATGAACCAGTAATGCTGATTCCAGTAGGAGAAATAATGGCTCCTCCTATTGCTGTTACAGATCCAATGCTTCCACTTGATGCATTACCAGTTACACTGGTATTTGCATCAGCAGAAATAGTTACGCTACCTAAAGCACTTGTACCAACATTGCCAGTAGGTGATACAACAGCTGTACCTGTAGCTGTAATACTTCCTAATCCGCTTGTGCCAACATTACCTGTTGCAGATACATCGGCATTTGCTGAAACGCTAACACTACCTAATGAAGTTGTGCCAGCTAATCCCGTTACAGAAAAACTTGCTCCTGCACTGATTGTTACTGATCCTAAAGCTGAAGTAAGGCCAGTGATTGCTTGTTCAGCATCACCATAAGTTAACTCTCCAAAATATATATTAGATGAGTTCCAGCCTTGATATGCAACTTTGGTATCAGCCATTTTGTTAAGCTATCCTGATAATTGCATTTGAAGCATCTGCTGTTGGAAAAGCTATTGAAAATGTACCAGCTGTCGAAGTCTTATCTCCACCAAAATCTAAAATAGCTACTGCTGGATCACCAGAAGCACTATCATTAAAAATCATAGCTCCTCGTGCGGTTATTGTCGCTGTTGACCAAGAAGTATCTGAAAAATCTGTCAAAGCGGTAGTTGAACTTGTTGTTGGATCAACTCTAGTGAGTGTATTTCCTTTTGCTGTATATCCAGTTCCAGAAACTTCATTGCTTGTAGTATATGCTGTAGTAGCAGCTCCAAGACTTGCACTAGATGTATACAAAGCAATTTGAAAGGTGCTGCCACCTGAGTTTTTAAAATTGTGTACGCCTTCTAACAGTTCTTGTTTAAAACTGGTACACATTGCTTGTGATATTGCCATTTATAATCTCTCCAAAATTAAAGCCATATCTTTATGACCTTGTTCTCTTAATTTATTAGCTAAAGTTGTTTTGTCATTTACAATCGCTTCTTTCATTGCATGAACAATAATATGAAAGATGCGTGTCTTAAACGCTCTAGCTTGCTCTTTTATTTTTGGATCGGCAGTGTCAGCTATGCTAAGGATCTGGTATACTGTTCTTTCCGCTATTTCTTCTGGTGTAAAACCACGATGGTCTGTGGTACTTACTTTTACTGTTCCAGGCTGTATAAAGGACAGCATTATTGCAAAGGCTTAAAAGCCATTCGCATTGATACTTGTCCTTGTGATCTTTCATTGCTGATGTTCATATCAGCAATGGCTTTTTCGTAAAGACCAAAAAATGTTCCTAGTCTTTCATCATTCTGTAAATATGGTGCGCTTTGAATAAGCGCTCCATATAAATAAATATCTGGTGATAAAGATAAAAGCCAATTACTTGTATTGCTATCTGATAAAGCTTCTACTTTTCCATAATAAACAACTTCTGCTGTATAGCTTGCATCTGGAGATGGATATACTTCAAACTCGGTTCCTACCATCGTAAAATATTTTGGTCTACCTGATGCACTAGAAGCATGTCTTTTTTCATTAATTTGTTCTTGTGTAATATATTCAAGTGGCTCTATTGGATCAGTCTGTAGATTTAAAGCTACTGTCTGCATCCAGTCAGTAGGTGTAGCACTATATCTTTCAGATATAGTTGCTGTTGATCTTGTTACCATTTTTCTATGTCTAATAGAACGATTAAACTGAGCTTCAGCTAAAGTAATAAAATCTGGTATCACTGAAGATAAATCTGAACGATTTAACCAATCTCCAACGCTACTTTGTAATTCACTATAAGTAGTAATTGCCATTAAATCCTACCGCCTCTTGTTTTAAAATATTTATTGTCTGGATCATTAAGCCACTTTTTCATTGCAGCTTGATCGTTAGTAATTCCTTTTTTCTTTAGTTCGTAATAAATACTCATAGGAATAGAAGCTACTTTGCTCCATTCCCCATATTTTTGATGCTTGTCTATTTCATTTGCTTGTATCTTGTTATGTTTAATTATTGACGAAACATCTTGTACTGTTTGTATGACGATTGAATCATCACTTTCTCTACCGCTACTTGATTCTTCATATTGAAAATTAGTTGTTGTACTTGTAGCTAAATCTTTATCAATTATTCTTTTCATAACCATATATATGTTTTTCTATACATTATTTTATCATTTTCTAAAGATCAGGAGAGGGTTGCCCCTCTCCTTCACTTTACTTTTTACTCGATTAAGAAACGCTTAAGTCGTAAGCAGCTCCCAAACCTTTTTCATTTCTAACTTCTAATCCACCTTCAAAGATCAGCATGCTTTTCTCAGCATCACCAGTCTTAGCCAGTTTTACTTCCTGAATAGGTCGCAGTGTTGCTACTGCTGCTAACTCAGGATCAAGAACATAAGCATCTCTTGATCTTGAGAATCTATTAGGTACGATTGAAACAGAACCGAAGTCACTCACATAACAATTTTCTTCAAAATAAGTCGCTAACTTATTCCCGTTATTAACTGCTCCATGTCGCCATGAAGTTGAGACTATATCATCATCCGTTCTGGATGGATGGCGCTTCCGCTCGCTTGAGCGTACTCCTTTCGGATAGTCGTTGCACCTTCCCTTTCGGGCTTGGCTCAATATTGTCTTTGTACTAAAGAGTTTCATTGAATTCACCATCTTATTGCCTGCGTATCCCTACGCAGCGATGCTTAACATTGAGTCAACATCAGCAGCCCCTACGATCACCGTTGGACCATCACTCGGAGCAAGATACCTGTTCGCAGCTATACCTGAAAATCCTGATACAACTGTCTTTACATGTGCCCCGACCATCAGCATTTGCGGATCACCGCCACTATTCCAAGTGCTTTGTAAAACAGCTTTTAAAATAGTTTCAGTAATTGCTCGTGGTGTTCCATCAGTACATTGAGTGCCATCGCCAGGTGAAGAACCACCAGAACCATGAGAGACATTAGTTGCTACCCATGAGGAAAGTGAACCTGTCTCTCTAGCAGTGGAAGTGCCCCCACTAACCTTCGAATTATTCACCCCACAAAAATTTAACTCAATATCTCGTTTTAGCTCACGGCCAGCTTTCACTAATTGATAAGCATGTTCTGATTTTCTACCTGCTTCATTAATTACTTCTAAGTTGTCAGCAATGATAAAAGTCTTACGCATAATTTGTGAAAAATTAGTACGAAGAGTTGTTGCTGCAACCGCAGAAAAAGATGAAACATCATCACCATCAAGTTGTGCATTTGCTGCTGCATTTGCAAGTTGGTCTTGTTGCCAACTAAAGGTTGTGTTAGTTATTTTTCTTTTACCGATATTCGAAACGAATGGAGTGTCTTGAGGAGATACATTCCAAATTACATTGGATAAATCCTCTCTCATTCCAACGGCTGAATACCTTGTAAAAGTATTAGTTACAATTGCCATTTTTATTTACCTCTATATCATGTTTTTAATAAGATCTACCGCATCACCGAAGCGGCCACTTTTTTGTAACTTCTGTTGAGATTGCTTGACCATTCTATTTTGTGCATTAGGTGTGCTTTTACTAGAACCAGGTCTAACAGTTTTTTTACTGTTAGACTGTTTTGTTCGAGCTTTAGACACTCTCTTAACACCTTTATCATATAACCATGCCTTTCTGAGTAATTTGACATGATCTGCTTTGATAAGTTGTTGCATTTCTTCGTTGGTAATTCCTTGATCTAGTAACCACTCTCGTAGTTGACCTTTCTCATTACCAGCTACCTTATTGTCTTTCCATTCTGGAATCACTTCAGTAAGCTTTGCATTTTCTACAGTTATGACTGATTGAAGATAATTAGCGTGTTCCTTTTCGTTTGTTTGCCTGATTCTTTCTTGCTCTTGCTGTATAGCTTCGAGCTTTTTCGTTCTGGCCTCTTCTTGGGTTCGCCATTGTCTTTCTTGTCTTGCTGCTTCTATTGGATTAGCTTTATATAAAGCATCCCAATCGGGTTGACTTTGAGGTGTATCTGCTTGTAGTTGTTGTTCAAGCTGCCCAATTAATTGAGCATATTGTTGTCTCTCTTGAGTTACATTCGCAAGTTCAGAATCATAAGCTTTACGCTGTTCAGCTAGCTCTTGCGATTTTCTAGTGTAAGAGGCTTGACGAGAATAGCCTTTTTTAAGTTCATCAAGGGATACCTGCTCTTCTTGACCATCTACTTTGATGTCAAAAGATTCAGGTTCCTCTATAACTTCTTCTTGCTCTTCTGCTGTCTCACTTTCTTCGGCAGAAACATCGTCTAGTTCGAGTTCTTCAGACTCCTCTAAAGCTTGCTCTTCTAGTTGTTCACTCTCTGCCTCGCCTTCAGCTAATGCTTCAGACTCATTATTAGCCGCTAAATCTTGGCTTTCACTCTCAGGTTGCTCGTTTGAGTCCTGGTCAAAAAGATCTTCCATAATTTGTTTGGCTTCACTTAAATTGATCGGACCAGTTGGTTTTGTATCTGCCATTATTGCTCCTTGTTTATTTTACTTTTTAAAAAAATTGCATCATCTACTGATGCTTTCATTCTTGCAAAAAATCTATTTGCTCCAAGCATTTCTGCATGGATCTCTTCTCTTTGCTTTTCATTCTTTGACGATACCCATTCGTCAAAGAGATCGGTTTCAAGAATGTTTATGATTTCTTGCAGCAATGGATCATTTACTAATTTTGCTACTTCATCTCCAAATTTAATATCATCTTGGTCTGCCATTGTTTATATTCCCCACTGGTTGTAAATTAGCTTGTTTAATAACTTCTCTATCTCTATCGGCTAAAGCCTTTATAGAAGCGACATCAACTTGAGCACCGAACTTTGCTTGAAGCTCTGCTGCTTTTAATAACCAATTAGCCTCATCATCATCTCTTTGCCTATCATCATCACGCATCATCTTTTCTCTATCGAGTTCAAGTTGTGCTGCTTTCTTTTGTATGTCAGCTTGTATCTGTTGCATTTGTACCTGGATTAATTGTTCATTAATATCAGGTTTAGGTTGTTGCGGTGGTGGTGGTTGATAATTAGCTGGATCACTAACAAAATTATTAACATCTTTAAAGCCTGATAGTTGCACTATCTGGCTTAAAGTATTGTAATACTGTTGCATGTTTACTAATGGATTTTCAGGACCTAATTGCTGAAGTAGTTGTTCTTGTTTTTGTAAAATGGTTTGCAAGAAAGCTAATCGTTCTTCATCAGATCCTTTTCCTAAAGCAACATTAACAATGACATCCATATCTGAGTTCCAAATTCTAGGATCAATTGGAACAAATTTATTAGTTAATCTAACCATTCTTTCTTGATCTTGATGAGTAATGATTAAATCAAAAATACCTTTAAATAATTGCTTCATACCTGTTGTTGCAAAATTTCTAGCAATTAATTCAGTTCTTTGTTGAGCTGCATTAATAGTTTGTGCAACTGCTAATTTAGTTGAAGATTGTAATGCTGATGGATCAAGACCATCAGCAGCTCTTGAGACTCCTGTTCTGTTTTCTCTAACTAAATCTAAATACTCAAGCATTGGAAATGCTTCCTTACCAATGTAAGGCATTGAGAACGGAATAACACTGCCTGGATTTCTCATTCTAATAATACCGCCAACTTCAGTATTTAAAACATCATCCATTGATGCTTGTCCTTCAACAACACCAACTCTAGGATGTGTTGATAAAGCTAACGAATCTAAAGAAGATCTTAAAACCATAGATTTAATTTTTTGAACATCCATTGTGATATCTGCAATAGATAAACCAAAGAATTGATGTGGTTCTGGATCTGGCATGAAAGTAGCAAAAGGAATATGTATTGCTGGCTCATTTAACAAAATATCGTAATTTTCACCAATAGAACAAATCCTTCTTCTTTCAGCTATTCCATCACCATCCATATCAGCATAAATATACGATTCAACATATAAAGCCCTTCTCATTGAAGGATCACTTGAATCATCATCAAAACTATTTAAGTCTTGGTTACGAGCTACGCTTTCTTGGTTGAAATCAAAATCTGTTTCGTTAGTAGCATAGCTACTTACTTCATCTTCTGAGTAACCCATGCTAACTAATTCTGAAATAGTTAAATACCTACGATGAGCTACAATATCAGCATCCTCTAAAGTTCTTGCATTTCTATTTATTAAAAACTCTTCAGGAGGCACGCTTTCTATTCGTACTCTCCCATTGGGGATAGTACGAATAACCCTTACATTGTGAGAGTTAATTGGATTGCCCAGTTCGTCAACATTATCTGATGACTGAACAGTTTCTAAAATTTCAATTTCTATTCTTGGATCTGAAGTTAATGTCGTTAAAGAAATATCATCAATATTTTCTAATTCATAAGTTTCAACTTCGCTTTGATCATCCCAATAGAATTTAACAATTCCGCATTTCTTTATTAGAGCATCTTTAAAAGCTGATAATAAAACTGAGTAGCCATCATTATCATTTTGAAAAACATAATTACAGTAATCAGTTGCTTGTTTAGCAAGAGGAACATCTTCTGGTCCTATTGGAACAAACTCAACTACATTTGATCCACCATGAAAGATCCTCATTAACGATGGTAGTATTGCTTGAACAACATCTCTAACATCCATTGATACTGCTTGTGATCTACCGCTTTCTTCATTGCCAAAGGGCCTACCTAAATAATACTCTTCAGACTCAGCTCTAATAGGGCTTATCGTATTGTCGATAAAATCAATCGCATCATCTATTTCACTTTTTAAAATAGATTGTAATAACTCATCAGACATTCTTTCAGGTTCGATAAGAACATCTTCTAATTCTTCTTCGTAATCTTTTTCCATGTAAACCCTATATATAGATTATTCGTCTATATATTTTACAACATTTTTGTATTGCATTTGTTTACATTGTCTTGTTTAGATAAACTAATAGTACCAGAAACCCCACATCTGGATACTACTCACTAACCCCTGAGTAGGATTTTGTCGCAATGACAATTACGCTGCTAGGCAGCAATGAGGAGGTCAGTCTCCTATCTGGCCTCCGACTTTAAAGGATAAGTTATGGCACATGAAAATAGAAAAAAAAGTTTGATGAACAAACATAATCTTAAAGGCGTAAATAAGCCTAAAAGAACACCTGGACATAAAACAAAATCACACATGGTTTTAGCTCAGGATGGCCATGATTTAAAGCTTATTCGTTTTGGTCAGCAAGGAGTTAAGACTGCTGGTAAACCTAAAATGAATGAATCTGAAACGCAAAAGGCTAGAAGAAGAAGCTTTAAAGCTCGTCATGCTAAAAACATTGCTAAGGGCAAAATGTCAGCTGCTTACTGGTCAGACAAAGTAAGGTGGAGTTAGTAAAAAAAACCTCTTCACAGAATCGCTTCTACGGCACGATCTCGTCTTAACTAATATCCTAGATACCCCCTAAATTAGCTTATTTTTGTATTTTTCTAAGCTATTGATGTTCTCTTCTGCCTGGGATAAAAGATCTGTCCATTTATGAATCTCAGTTAATATCTCAGTATGTTCGCCAATTCCAACGCTTTTTGTAAATAGCATCCTCAAGGTCGCTATAGCTTTTAGCCTTTCTGATTGCCAATGAGCTATGGCTGCTTTATAAAAGTTATCATCCATTTATACAATTCCTTTTAGTTGTCTTTTAATGGGTTTCTTCCAGTTGGCAAACCCTGTTTGCCCTCCAGCGGTTGCTGCATTGCTAGCAAAAGTCAGGCAAACAGCATCAGCTAGATCAGGAGAAGCAATTCCTCTTTTCTTCATTTGGTCCTTGCTTTCAATAATCATCTTCCCAGAAGAGGAGAATTTATAACGAGGTGAGACTAATTCAGCTAATAAATGCTCATTTTTTGGGATTCTTACATCCCTTTGTTCTAGCCAGGCTTTTACCTTAAACCACAATTCAGCCCTTAAATTCTGATAAGTTTTACTTAGAGCTGGAGCTTCAGAAGTGTTGATCCCAATACAAGGCAAGCCAAGCTCTCTTAAACGATCAACTACCCCTCCTCCAACTCCAATACTATCAACTAAGATCTCTACTGGTTTTAGATCATTATCAAATAAAGCATCATATTCAGCTTTAATTGCACCACATAACCTCATGGTATCTAAGCCTTTCCAACTCTTAATGTCCTTTATAACGCGACCTTGCCTAATAGCAAGGGCGCTAGAATTGCTTCCAAATCGTGCTACATCTAATCCCCAAATAACATTGGCTTTTTTATCTAGTTGAATATCCCTATTTTGAGCATCCACCACTAAACTTAAAGGAATGACAGTATCATCTTCTGATGCTGGAAATTCCCCTAAAACCCTTACTCTATAAGCATTGCTCTCTTCTCCATATCTGATCTTCATCTCCTCAATGTATTCCTTAGAAACTCTAGGAGAGTTGATACAACTAACTTTTCTAGTCCACCAAGAGTCAGCCATTCTATGATGCGTATCAAAGAAGAAACCGCTTGATCTGGTTGGATTTCCTAGCAATATGGTCGTTGCATTATCTCCAGACATAGAGCCAGCAGCACTTTCAAAAACAGATTCGGGTATTCCTGATGCTTCATCTGCGATGAGCATCACATTCTCACTATGTACGCCTTGCAAAGCTTCTGGTGTTTCTGCTCTTGAAGTTCTACAACTGATAAAAGCCTCTGTTGGAGAGGCTTTTAGAAAGATACGATCAGTCTTGGTTTCAAGCAATTCAGACAGCACTTTTGGTAATTCTTTAAGCCATCGTTTAGATTCAGCAAATAAAGCATCGAATAACTGAGCGCTGGTTGGAGCAGTAACGACTACCTTACAAGGATACCTGGTCAGTATGAACCACAACATACCCCAGGATGCAGCAGTAGACTTTCCAGTTCCATGTCCTGATCTGACCGAGATTCTTCTTTCTCCTTTAGCGATTGCTTGAAGAAATTCAGCTTGCCACTCGTCAGGCTCTACTTTAAGAATGTTTTTAACAAATGCAGTTGGATTATTGCGATATGCTTTAACGAAATCTAAAAATGGATTATCAGCCATCTGTTTGTTCGTCAGTCTTTTCTTCAGTTAAAAGTCTATTAGATTCTTCTGAACATGATGGGAAGTTGATAATGCAATGAGCTTTCCAGGCATTAAGAGAACATCCCCAGTCATCGCCCTTGCCTCGATAATGTAATGGGTAGTTTAATATTTCTTCTTTTAACAGAATCAACTCTTGTTGGTGGGATACTGTTGTGTATACACCAACTGCCGTTCCTGAAAAGAAAATCATAAATACGATTAGAATATATTTAACGCTCATTCTTCTTCTCCTTTTTTTTATCTTTTTTAAAGCATGAATAAGTTGCTCTACATCTTTGACAAATACCTTTTTCTAAACGAGCGTCATTACCACAAAAATCACATTTAGCAATTAAGAAGCCCAATTTTCCTTCTTGCCACAATGGCGCATGATTGTTGAAGGAGAACAAGGAAAAAACTTACTTGTAATTTCATCAGCAATTTTTCTAAAAGGAACATGATCAGATCTTCTTTGTCTCATAAGCTTGTCAGCTTCCGTCTTGTGTTTAGATTCAATTAAAAATGATTCCTTACCATTGCCCTTCAATTCCCATCCAAAGGGAATAGGACCGCCTGTATAGCCTTTAGATTTGATGTTAGGTAAAGACATTGCAGCTTTAGATTCTTTGCCTTTAGTAATACGATCTTTAATCATTAATCTTTCGTAATCTGCAAAAGAAGCCATGATGTTAATCATTAGTTGAGCTACGATATTTTTATCATCAGTTAGATCACCTAAATCTTTAGTAATAACTCTTACACCTAATGATTTAAGTTTTTCTATGTCATTTAAGCAATTCCTAAGATGTCTCGTAAAGCGATCTAGTTTAGCAACGATGATTACATCTCCTGATTTGAGTTCAATATCTTTCATAGATGGTCTTTCAAAGAAATTAGTAGAACCTGAAACGCCCACATCTTTTAAAATTTTTTTTATTTTTAGGTTCTCTATCATTGCTAGACCAGCAACTTGTCGTTCCTGGTCAGCAATGCTGGTGTTATCAGCTTGGCTAAGTGTAGAAACTCTTGCATATCCATAAACTGTCATATCGCTCTCCTATAGTTTTTATTTAATATACCCTGTCTTGTTTAAGGTGACAAGTGTTTTATTTTATATTTTTTTAAAAATTTTTTTGTGCGTCAGGACTTAGTCATTATCATCACCCGAAAACTATTTAAGGGGGGGTCGATTGATTTTTTATCTTCCAGAAAAAAACTCAACGAAAAAATGATAAAAATATACTTAATTGTAAGTTATTGATTATAAAGGCTTTGCGCTGTTTCATTTCATTGTTGTAACACAGACGCAAATAATAATAATACTATATTTATCATTTTAGCTTAGATGCTAGCTTTTAAAATTCCTACATGCGTATTCTTTAACATATCTTAATGTCTTTTTAATTAGTTGTACTGTTAAACTTGACACCATAAAGGTGACAGACGATAATGGTACTTAATAACAATGATAGTTTAATTATTAATAGAGGAGGTTTCAGAAGCATGAGCAAGCTAACATTAAAACAAATACAAACAAAAATAAATGATATTGAAAGTAAATATTACAAGGGTTGGAGACAATCAGAGGAATGGTGGCGAGTAAGTGGTGATGTTCACCCGATAGACAGAGGATTATGGTCAAGGTATACGAAGTTACTTACTACAAGAAAAGAGGAGGAGGAAGCTAATGAATAATATACTTTATCGACTCCATCAAGTCTCAAAAGGCCAGAAAATTCAGCCAGCTTTTATACTTGAAAGCAAAGACTACAAGGAAGTCACTAGCGAATTAGAGCGACTTCAGGCTCTAGATGAGAAATTGCAATCTAAGTATATTGATTATTGCAATAGCAATAATCAAAGAGTCAGTAACTCACTTTTATTCTGTTATCAGAGACATTTTACTATTGAGACTGTCAGGATTAATAATAATGGATGCTCAGAAACTATATGAATTAATTTATTAATAACTTAGTATATAATTAACCAATAGGAGAAA